CTATGGCACAGCGCAGATCGCCGAGCTGCCGGACTTCACGCGGGTGCATGCCGACATCGACATTCCCCCGCAGGCCGGCAGCGCCGAGCATGCCAAGTGGCTGGCCACGCCACCCGACTATTCAACCAGCCGGCCAGACGCCGACCTGGACGTTCAACTCCCTGGAGCACCCTGATGGAACAGATTTTTGTGAAACCCGCACCGCAGCCCGAAGGCCAGCCGGCCCTGAAGGTGCGCAAGCTGGTCAACGGCTACCTTGCCGAAGGCGGCGAGCTGGTCAACGCCGAGGGCTACTGGCTGCGCCGCATTGCCGATGGCGATGTGGTGGGCGCCGCGCCGCCTGAGAGCGCAGCCCCGGCTGGCGAGAGCCCTGACGCGCAGACCACCAAACCGCGCATGGTGAAAGCCAGCGCCTCGAACCTGTAACCCGTTTTAACTGGAGCATTACATGCCGGACAACATTGCGTTTAACACCATCCCGATCGACGTGCGCACGCCAGGCCAGTACCTGGAGGTGGACAACAGCAAGGCGGTGCGCGGCCTGCCGGCCATGAACCGGCGCATGCTGTTCATTGGCAACAAGTTGGCGGCCGGCAGCGCTGCCGCGTTGACGCTGCAGCGCATCAACAGCCCCGCAGAAGCGGCCGCGCTGTTTGGCCGCGGCTCGGTGCTGCACGAGATGCTGGTGATTGCCCGCAACGCCAACAAGGAAAGCGACATCTGGGCAATGGGCCTGGCCGACGACGTGGCCGGCACCGCCGCCACCAAGACCCTCACGGTCACCGGCCCGGCCACGGAGGCCGGCACGCTGGCGCTGTACATCAACGGTGTCAAGATCACCGTTGGCGTGGCGCTCAACGATGCGGCCACCGTGGTGGCCACCGCCATCGCGGCGGCCGTCAATGCCCGCCTGGATGCCCCTGTGACCGCAGCGGCAGCCTTGGCCGTCGTGACCCTCACCGCGCGCCACAAGGGCGCATTCACCAACGACATTGATGCACGCATCAATTACTACCCCGACGAAAAAACGCCGGCCGGGGTGGCCATCGTCATCGCCGCAGGCGTGGCCGGCGCCGGCAACCCCGATGTTGCGCCTGCCCTGGCCGCCATCAGCCTGGAGGCCTACTACACCATCGTGACGCCCTACAACGATGCCAGCAATGTGGTCAAGCTGGAGACCGAGCTCAACGCCCGCTGGGGCGGCATGGACATGCGCACCGGCCATCTGTTCATCGGCATGACCGGCACGCACGCCGCGCTGACCACCTACGGCGCGGCCCGCAACAGCCCGCACAGCACGGTGGTGGGCGTCAAGAGCGCGCCATCGCCCAGCTACCACTACGCTGCGGCCCTGGCTGCAATATGTGAGTCCAGCGGCGCGATTGACCCGGCCCGGCCGTTCCAGACCCTGGGCTTGCCCGGCATCTTGCCGCCGGCCCTGGGCGACCGCTTCACGCGCCAGGAGCGCGACCTGCTGCTGCGCGACGGCATCAGCACCTTCCTGGTGGACCAGGGTGGCAACGTGCTGATTGAGCGCGTGGTGACCACCTACCAGGTGAATGCCTACGGCATCGACGATGTGAGCTACCTCGACCTGGAGACCAAGTGGACGGTGGATTACATGCGCTTCGCCTTCCGGGCCCGCATCGCGCTGCGCTTCCCGCGCCACAAGCTGGCTGACGACGGCACCAGCTTTTCGCCTGGCCAGGCGGTGGCCACGCCGAACATCATTCGCGGCGAGCTGCTCGACGTGGCGCGCCAGCTGGAGCTGGTGGGTGTGCTGGAGGGCTTCGAGCAGTTCAAGAACGACCTGGTGGTGGTGCGCAGCCTGGTGGACACCGGCCGGGTCAACTGCATCTTGCCGCCGAATGTGGTCAACCAGTTCCGCGTGTTCGCCGCGTCGGTTCAATTCATTCTTTAAGAGGGCTTCAACATGACGCAAATTGCAGGCAAGGTATTTGTGACCATCAACGGCCAGCGGCTGCGCAGCAAGGAGGGCGCAAGCCTGGAGACCGGCGGCATCGAGCGCGAGGCGGTCATCAGCGACAGCGGCGTAGATGGCTTCATGGAAAAGCACACCGCGCCCAAGGTCGAATGCAAGGTCAGCCTGACCAATGACGTGCGCCTGGCGGATCTGCAGGCCTTCAAGGACGGCACCCTGGTCTTCGAGACCGACACCGGCCGCACCTACACGCTGATCAACGCGTGGAACGCCAAGCCGCCCAAGCTGGAGAAGGGCGAGGTGTCCCTGGAGTTCGGCGCTGCCGAGTGCCTGGAAGGCTAAACGCCCAGTTTGCGATTTGGTGCAAGTTGGCACTTTTCGCAAACCCAAGCCACCCTCGGGTGGCTTTTCCCACTGAATCACCCTGCTTTTAAACAGCTTTAAACACCCGGAGTCCATGATGTCTGAGAACCTGATCAAGCCCCTGAAAAAGCCCTGGAAGGTCGGCGGCAGGGAGGCCGGCGAGATTGAAGTGCGGCCGTCCACCATGAAAGACGTGATCGCCGCCGAGCAGCAGGCATCGAGCTTTCAGCCGAACTCTTTCAACGTGCAGATGGCCTGCCTGCAGATCGTGCGCGCGGGCGAGTTCACCGGCCCGTTCGTGGCGAGCCACTTCATGGACATGAGTCCGGCCCGCTTCGGTGAAATTGCAGCCGCGCTGGCGGAGGCCGACCGCCTGGGGGAAGACGCGTAGCCAAGCACAAGGACAAGCTTGGCGGGGTTGCCCTGATAGCCCTTAAGTTTCACTGGAGCCGCGCGGAGATCCTGAGCCTGCCGCTGGCAGAGTTTGAGCTGTACCTGAACATCCTCACGAAACCACCTGAATCATGAGCACCACCTACGTTGTCGGCGTCCGAATAGATGGCAGTGCAGCCAGCTATCTGCGCGCCACGCAACAGGCGCTGCAGGGCACCCGCGCTTTTGCCAACGCCGCGCGGGCTGAGTTCCAGCGGCTCAGGGGCTTCATGCAGTCCACCCAGGGGCAACTTGCATCGCTGGGCCTGGGTGTGGGGCTGGTGCAGACCGCTCGCAACGCGGCATTGCTGGAGAAAAAGCTCACCCAGGTTCGGCTGACGGCCGGCGCGTCCGTCGCGGAGCAGAGCGAAGCCTACCGCGAGATGTTCACGCTGATCAAAAAGAACGGCGGCGCGATCGAGGACACGCTGGCGGGCTACAACAACCTGATCCAGGCCGGTCTCAAGCACAAGGAAGCGCTGGAGGCCACCAAGGCTGTGAGCCTGGGTAAGGCGGTCACCGGCGCGAATGAAGACTCTCTGAGCGGCGCGCTGACGGTGGGCGCTGCCAACTATGGCTTTGATCTCGCGAAGGCCGGTGTTGCCACCAGCATGCTCGACCGCATGACTGTCGCCGGCCGGCTGGGCAATGCCGAGCTGGAGAACCTTTCGACGATCTTCCCGCGTGTCGCGTCGCGCGCGCAATCGGCGGGCATGAGCTTTGACAAGACGCTGGCCTTCATTGAGGGCCTGTCGCAGATCGAGCGCCAGCCCGAACGCCTGGCCACCCTGGCTGATTCGACCCTGCGGCTGTTCACCAATGCCGCCTATGCCAAGGACGCCGAGAAGGCCACGGGCGTCAAGTTCTTCGGCAAGGACGGTAGCCGGCGCGACTCGATCACGGTGCTGGAAGACATGCGCAAGGGTTTTGTGAAGCTGACCACCGACGCGCAGCGCTTCCAGTACATCAACAAGGCCTTTGGCAAAACCGACCTGGACACCCAGCGCGGCATTTTTGCGCTGCTCAACGGCAAGAGCCTGGGTGAGATCCGCAAATTCGAGGAAGAGATCAAGACTGCGGGCGGCACGCTGCAGCGCGACCTGCCGGCCGCCATTGCCAACGCAGCCGACCAGGCCTCGCGCCTGAAGAACACGCTGCGCGAATCGGCCGAAGGGTTTGCCCGGCCGATCAACGAAACGATTGCCAGCGCGATCAAGTACCTGCTCAACAGCAAGGCCCAGGGTGGTCTGGAGTTGAGCGGTGGGCAGATTGCGGGCGGCGCGGCGGCCGGCGCTGCTGGCGTCTACGCCTTGTCCCGCATCGTGCCTGGTGTTGTGGGCAAGCTGATCGGCCGCACGGGCGGCGTGGCTGCAGGCGTGGCCCAGGGCAAGGCCCTGCAGGCCGCTGCCGGCGTGACGCCTGTCTATGTGACAAACTGGGCCGAGATGAACGGTGGCGGCGGCGGCGCGCTGGGCGTGGGAGGTGCGGCTGCGGGCGGCGCGGCGGCCGTGAGCGTGTTGACCCGGCTCAAGACAATCGCCGCCCTGGCACCGCTGGCCGGCGCATCCAAGCTGGGCGTGGCCGGCCTGGGCTACACGGCGGCCGGCGTGGGCCTGGCTGGCGCTGCCGGCTACGGCGTGGGCACGGGCATCTACAAATACGGCCTGGAGGGCAACAAGGGCGGCGAAGGCATTGGCGAGCTGGTGGCGCGCTTCATGAGCCTGTTTGGCAATGAGGAGGCCAAACGCTCGGTGGCCATCAATGACGCTTTAAAGAACAGCAAGGTCGGCGGCGAGATCACGATCCGCGCGCTGGGCAACCCGAACCTGGCCGTGCAGGTAGAAGCAAAGCCCTTTACCGGCACCCGGATGAACGCCCTGGGCCAGACCATGCGCGGGGCGGGTGAGTAATGGCCTGGCGCGATGAGATGGGCCGCATCACTCTGCCAGACGGCAGGCAGCTGGTGGCCGGCAGTTTTCGCGGTGTGCCGTTTCGCACGGTGGACGCCGAGATCCGCGTGGGCCGGCGCAACCAGGTCAATGAATATCCGCAGCGCGACCAGCCCTACGTTGACGATCTGGGCCGCAAGGCGCGGCGCTACGCCGTCGAGCTGTACGTCATCGGCGACAACTACTTCGCCGAGCGCAATGCGCTGATCGAGGCGCTGGAGGCCAAGGGCCCCGGCGAGCTGATCCACCCGCGCTACGGCGCGCTGACGGTGTCGGTCGATGGCGATGCCGGCGTGAAGGAGTCGCCTGACCGTGGCGGCATGGCGCGCATCACGGTCACCTTCGTCGAGGACGCTGCGAACAACTTCCCGAAGTCGGTGGACGACACGGTCTCGCAGGTCGAGATCAGCGCCAACGCGGCCGACGATGCGGCCGAGGCGGACTTTGCGGAAGAGTTCTCCGTCGAGGGCATCAGCGTGCTGGCCACCGAGGCGATCAAGGGCCTGACGTCGAGCGTGGCCGGCCTGCTGGAGACGGCACGGCTGGCCACCAGCGTTGGCGGCCTGGCCACCATCGTGCGGCTGGTGGGCGGCCTGACCGGCAACCTGGCGGCGCTGATCCGCACGCCCGTGGTGCTGGTGCAAAGCTTGCGCGGCATTTATGCCCAGCTAGTGCAAGAGGTGAGCCGGCCGCTTTCGGCCATCGCCGAGCTGCAGTATGTATTTGGCGGCAACACCCGCTCGCCGGCTGTGGCCTTGAGCGGCTCCAGCCGCGCGCGCAGCCTGTCCAATGACACCGCCAGGGCCGATCTGCAGCGCCGGCTGAGCTTGAGCAACCAGGCCCGCCTGCTGGCCGTGGCGATTACCAACACCGACGCGGTGGCCACCAGCGACCAGGCCACCGCGCTGCGCGATGCCCTGGTGGCGCAGATCGATGCCGAGCTGGAGGTGAACGACCCGCCTGCAGCCGTCGCCAAGACCTTGAGCGCCATGCGCGCGGCCGTGGTGCGTGACGTGGCCGCGCGCAGCGAGTTCTTGCGGCGCCGGTCTACCTACACGCCGCAGGCCGTGCTGCCTGCCGTGGTGCTGGCGCACCGCATCTACCAGGACGCGGCCAGAGCCGATGAGCTGGTGGCGCGCAATGGCGTGGCGCACCCGGCCTTTGTGCCGGCGCGGCCGCTGGAGGTGCTGCGGTGATGACCGGCCAAAACGAATGCACGCTGCTGATTGACGGCAAGGCTTATGGCGGCTGGACGCGCCTGGAGGTGCAGCGCGGCATTGAGCAGATCGCGGGCGGCTTTGTGCTGCAGCTGACCAGCCGCTACCCCGGCGTTGATGTGCCGATGCAGTTGCGTGAGGGCTTGCCCTGCGAGGTACGCTTGGGCGATGACCTGGTGATATCGGGCTACACCGACGATTACGAAACCGACGACACTGCGACCAGTTCCAGCGTGCGCCTGTCAGGCCGTGACAAGACGGCCGACCTGGTGGACTGCTCGGCCATCTACAAAAGCGGCCAGTGGCGCGGGGTGAAGCTTGAGCAGATCGTGGCCGACATTGCAGAGCCCTTTAAGATCAAGGTGGTGGTTTCGCCGGGCCTTGATACCGGCGACGTGTTCAAGCGCTTTGCCCTGGAAGAAGGCGAGAAGGCGTTCGACGCGATCGACCGGGCTTGCCGGCTGCGGGCGGTGCTGGTCACCAGCACGCCAGACGGCAACCTGCTGATCACGACCGCCAGCACGGTGAGCAGCGGCGTGATTCTGCAGGAAGGCGTGAACATGACGAAGTTCAATTCGAAGCACTCCTGGAAAGAACGCCACAGCGAGATCATTCTCAAAGGCCAGGTGCCGGGTGATGACCAGGAAAACGGCGCGGCCGCCGCGCACTTGAAGGCGTCCGCCAAGGACGCGGAAATCAACCGCTACCGGCCGCTGGTCGTGATTGCCGAGCACGGCACCAGCAACAAGTCCCTGGCCGACCGCGCCGCCTGGGAGGTGAAGGTGCGCATGGGCCGCGGCAAGCGCGGTGGCTGCACCGTGGTCGGCTGGCGTACCGGCAAGGACGGCCAGGAGGGCGCGCTGTGGCAGCCCAACACGCTGGTGCATGTGACCAGTGACCGAATGAACATCGACAGGGAGCTGCTGATTGTGAGCTGCAGCTACCAGTTCACCGAGCAGGGCAGAGTCACTGACCTGACCTTTGCCCGGCCGGAGGCCTTCCAGCTGGTGGAAGGCATCGGCCGCAGCAAGCTCAATGCGAAGCTGAGCGACAAAACCCAGAAAGAGAAAAAGAAAAAGGGCGACGGCTTCACACCCAGCTGGGAGCTGGCGCCACCGAACCCGCGCGACACCAGGGGCGCACCATGAGCATCGGCGACCGCGTTCGGGGCATGATCAGCCGCGCTGTGATCAGCCTGGTCAATGATGCCGCCAAGCTGCAGGCGCTGCAGGTCACGCTGCTGGCCGGCCAGACGCCCGACGATGCAGAGCACTTCCAGCACTATGGATTCACGAGCGTGCCGCATGCCGGCGCGGAGGGCATTGCGCTGGCGATTGGCGGCAGCACCGGCCACACCGTGGTCATCAATGTGGATGACCGGCGCTATCGGGTCAAGGGTCTGCCAAATGGCGAAGTGGTGGTTTACGACGATCTCGGCCACAAGGTGCATTTGACGCGTGACGGCATCGTGATCGATGGCGCAGGGCAGGACATCCG